CGAAAGAGCTTAAAGTATCAGACAGAACCGTAAGAAATTGGCTAAAAAAGCCCGAATTTGTGTCAGAGCTAAAGAAAAGACAGCGTGAGGCTTTAGAGGAGTTTGTTCTGTCTCTTACGGAGATTGAAGAGGACATAGATTCCGCACTTAAAGAGACAATGAGCAAGCTCTTAGAGGGTGTTCGTGATATTGACCCCTCTACCCCTCAAGGACTAAACGCCCTTTCTACCGCCTTTAAGGCTCTCTTAGAGTATAAGCAAAAGCAAAAGGAATACGTCTTTAAGGTCTGGGAAAGGAAGAAAAAGGAAGAGGAAGAGGAAGTAAAGAACAAGCTCCAGGAGCTTGAAAAGAAGATAGAGGTCATTATCAAAGAGGTAAACGAAGATGCAAATAGAGCTTAAGCTCTTTCCCTATCAAAAACGCATCTTCTATATAGAAAAGCCAATTATTGCCTTCATCTCTGGGACGGGAGCGGGGAAGACGTGGATAGCAAGCAGGTGGATAGTAATAAAGGCTCTAAAAGAGGAAGGGGAGTATTTAGTTGTGTCTCCTACCCTCGCAATGCTAAAGAGAACCATCTGGAAGGAAATAAGGAGCTTTCTTACTGGGTCGGGAATTCCTTACAAGGAAAACAAAAGCGATATGTGGATAGAGCTACCTAACGGTTCAAAACTCTGGGGGATTTCTGCGGATAAACCGGAGAGGATGGAGGGAGTTCACGCAAAAGGAGCGGTCTTTGACGAAGCGGGACAGGTTGACGATGTCAGCGCATGGGAGATTTTAAAGAGAAGAGTCGCAAGACATAAAGGTCAAATACTTATATCCTCCACTCCCTACAGGTGGAACTGGCTAAAGACCGAAGTCTACGACAGAGCCATGAACGGAGACCCGAATATAGAGCTTATAACCGTTGCGTCTATTGAAAACCCATATTACCCAAGGGATAGGTTTAAAGAAGCCAAAAGGACACTTCCCGAGTGGAAGTTCAGGATGTTCTTCTTGGGACAGTTTACAAAACCTTTAGGTCTCATTTACCCCGAATACGAAACCGTAGAGCCCTTTGAAATCCCTCAGAATTGGCACAAAGTGAGAGGACTTGACTTTGGCTATAACAACCCCACCGCAATAATCTGGCTTGCTAAATCCCCCGAAGGTGTTTGGTATGCATACAAGGAGTTCAAAAAGAGTGAGGTAGATTTAGACCAGCTCTATGAGATATTGAAAAAGGAAAACATAATCACTTATGCGGACCCCGAATTAAAACAGGGACTGGAAACTCTAAAAAGAAGGGGGATAAAGATAAGACCTGCTAAAAAGGACGTTTTAGCGGGAATTTCTTACGTTCAGGGGCTCTTTAAACAGAAAAGACTCAAAATCTTTAAGAGTCTTACCCTCACGATAGCGGAGCTAAACTCTTACAGCTGGGAGCTTGACGCAAACGACGAGCCTACGGACAAGCCAAGGAAGGAAAACGACCACCTCATGGACGCTCTGAGATACGCACTCTTTTCTTACGAGCCACCAAAAGGTGTGTTTGCAAAAGCCTTGGGAGTTGTCAGGAATTCTGCAAAATTAACGGGAGGTTTTTAAGATGAAGTATTTGGTTCAGGAAGTGACATCTTCTTACAGCTCCTTTGAGAGGTTCTTGGCGTTTTTGCCTAACCCTGCGGAAGAGCTTTATGCGGGGAACGTAGCGGACGCAATAGAAACCTTTGAGGAGATGCTTCTTGACCCTCACATCCACGCAAAACTCCAAGAGTTAAAAGACATAGTCCTTTCCGCAAATTTCCGCATCTCTCCTGAAAGTGAAGACCAAGAAAGCCTGAAAGTAAAGGAGTTTGTAGAAGACGCTCTAAAGAACCTGAACCTGATAAAGGAAGTAGGAGAACTCTTAACATCTCTTGAATACGGCTACTCTGTTTCTGAAATAATCTGGGAGAATAAAGATGGCTACTGGATACCAAAGGAACTAAAGTCAAGGCATCCTAAGCGCTTTAGGTTCAACGCAAAAGGAGAGCTGTTATACCTTGAGGATGGAACATTCAAGCCTCTAAATGTCCCTTACAAGTTCATAGTCCACAGGCACGCTCCCAGAGCGGAGAACCCTTACGGGACTTCACTCCTTTTGAGATGCTACTGGCCTTGGCGTTTCAAAAAGGCGGGATTAAGATTTTGGCTAATTACCGCTGAAAAGTTCTCCGTTCCCACAATCCTTGCCCTATTCAAGACAGAGGGTCTTAGCCCCGAAGAAATTGAGGAAAGAGCAAGGCTCATTGCGGACGCACTCTCAAGGATAGAGACCGACGCAGCCCTTGCCCTTGCGAACGTAGAAGAGGTGAAAACCATAGAGGCTAAAGGCTCAGCGGATGACTTTAAAAAGCTCCTTGAATTTTGCAACATGGAAATATCAAAAGCCATAACAGGCGAGGTTCTTACCTCGGACATAGGAGAGAGAGGCTCTTACGCTCTTTCCAAGGTTCACGAAAACACCCTCTATGCGAGGGCAAAAAGGATAGCAAAAGAGATTGAAGAAACCCTAAACAACACCCTCATTCGCTACATAGTGGAGCTAAACTTCGGTCAAAACGCACCTCTCCCACGCATCAGCATTGAGATAGAAGAGATTGCGGACTGGGAAAAGGTAAAGAACGCGATGGCTATGGGAGTTCCAGTATCCTTGAAAGCTCTTTACACGAAATACGGCATACCCGAGCCTGTAGATGAAAGGGATGCTTTTGTAAATCCCAAGCTAAGACAAGGAGGTGTGAATTTCAGCGATTTTTTTACGAAGAACCAGACCCGCATGAGGTTGAAGCGCTAAAAGAAGTCACCGAAGTTTCCTCCTATACAGACTTCTTCAGGGAATGGGTCTCAGAAGAGCTTTACAACTTCCTCATATTGGCTCTACCTCACATAAAGAAAAGAAAACGCATACCTTACGAGCTTTTCAAAGGCATAGAAAGAGCTACTTACTCAATGCTCATGCTCTCATACCTCTTTGGAAGCCTGCACGTTCAAGAACGCTACGAGGCAAAGAGCCTTTTAAACTTATCCGACGAAATTGTCCCCGAAGATGCTATAAACATGCTAAAAGAAAGGCTTTCCCTACCTCCAGAGGAGTTCTACAAGCTTGACAGAAGGGCAAGGTTTAGAGCCTTTACCGTTGCCCTTTTGACTGGACTTGACGCAATAGAGAGAGTAAAAGAGAAACTCACAAAAGCCCTTGAAAAGGGGAAAACTTTAAAAGAGTTCATAGAAGAACTTGGACAGGAGGAGGTTCTGCAAAAGGCTGGATTTTCAAAGACTAACCCTTGGTATTGGGAGACGGTATTTAGGACAAATCTTCACAGCGCTTACAACGCAGGCAAGATGGAACAAGTAAAGAGACTTGGCAAAAAGGTAAAGTATTTGAAGTTTGTAGCCATAGATGACAACAGAACCACTGAGATATGCAGGAGTTTGAACGGGACGGTGAGACCAGCAAGTGAATGGAACGGCAGAATTCCACCATTGCACTTTAACTGCAGGTCAACCTTAGTTCCCATATTTGAAGGAGAAAAGGTAAAGCCTACAAAGATGCCAAGCGTGAAACCCCAAGGCGGTTTTGGACAGCCCCTTGATAGCTGGTGGATGCCAACCGAGAGCATGTCAAGGAGGATAGCGGAATACGGCTACACGGACACGGTGCTGGAAAAGGCTAAAAAGCTTTTGTGTCCTAAGGAGTTTTCGGAGGAATGCGGGGAGTTTGAAAAGATAAGAAAATCTTTAAAGGTGTGGGAAGAGCAAAAAAGAATTGAAAGGGAGTTTCTAAGAAAGCTTGAGGAGCTTGAGTGGGACACTAAAGAAAAGGCTTTGGAAAGTTTTAAGAGGTTGTGGGTTGATAAAGAATTCTTTGTTAAACATTTACGCAAGCGACTAAAGGAGAAAACTGTCAAGGATTTGGAAGATTATATTCTCAAAACCTTTGAAACTCTTTCGTTCCCATCAGAGGTATTCATATTGACGCATGACTCACCTGATGCGTGGGAACGTGTGTATTATAAAGGTAACTGGGTAGTAGTGCTTAGTAAAGGAGGCACGATATTAACCAGTATGCCTTTTATAGAAAAAAGGTTTAAATTAAGTATCAAGCGTTATGAAGAGCAAGGTTTTAGGAAATTTAAAGGATACGCAGGAGAAGAATTTACAAGAAAAAGCAGAGCGGTATATAACCGACTTAGATACGTATTTAGAAGACCCTGAATGGGACATCATGGAATACGGCTATACTATGAGCCTGCGGGAAGAGCTATACGAACACAGAGATAAGTTACCTGAAGACATAAAGGAGGAGATAAAAAGCAAAGAACGTTTATTCGTGGAGAAGTATAGAAACTACAAGGTCAAATACTTAGATAAGGCGGTTGAGATGGCTATTAGAATTTTTGTAGAGAATATAGCTAAACACCCTTTCTAAACGAAAGGAAAATGAAGACTTTAGAGAAGAAGTTAGAAGAATGCTTAAGAGTTTACGTTAGCGAAGCGGAGTATACCTCTAAAGAAGACTTTGAAGTAGATTACCCGACCGCTATTGATATTGAACTTATAAACGCATTACTTGCACGAAGAGAATTAAAGGAGTTTGAAATACCTAAAGAAGTATTACCAAAGATAAAGGAAGCGGATGAAAAGTTTTTAAGGCTTTATGAACAGGTAAGACATATGAAAAGCGACAACCCCGCAATAAAGATCGCTATTGAAGTCCTAAAAGATATTGTCTCTGAAATCAAAGAAAACCCCCTCTAACCACAATAGCTCCCTTCCACTTTTCAACCCATACGTATTCTTTTCTGCCTTCCTCTTCATTTTCAAAAAATTCACCATCTTGAAGCTTTTCAAAAACAACTCCAAAGCCTGCGTCCTTTCCCACCTCAATGTTTAGCCTTGTCAGAACACCAGAAAGCTTTACAGAGTAGTCAAGAACTATGTCGAGCATCCTCTTACCACCACCAAAAGCTATAAACCACACTTCAAAGTTTAGTAAAAGGATGTTCCCTTCCCTTGTAGGAGACTTTGGCTTTATCCTCAGATGGGGTTCTTTTGGTGTTGCTACCTCAGGTTCAAGTTCTACAGGAAGTGATGTAATGTTGCTGAGTTCCCTTGCAAGCCTCTCAAATAAAGCGCTATACATTTTAGTTGTCCACTCTTGACTTTATGAAGAAAGCTATTGCGGAAGAAATAGCTCCGCTGAGAACACCGCTTATGAAGCCCGCCCACCTGTTTCTTTGCCTCTCAAGTATTTCCACCCTCTGCTCAAGAAGCGCAACCCTCTCTTTTAGTTCCGCATTACCTTCCATGTATCTCTTTATGTCCTTCTTTATCTCGCTTACGCCTTTTTCTATCTGTTCGAGTCTTACTACAAGTTCCGTGATGGGGTCTTTCTCCATCAAGTTTTAGAGTAGCGTTCGGGTTCAAAGGAAAAGAAAGGCTTTTAAAACTTTTTAAAAATTTTTTCCCTTTTCAAGTAGCTTAAATACCATGCTCAAGTTCGGCGTTGTGGTAGCGGTGGACGAAAAAAGCGCAAAAGCCAGAGTTCAAATTCCCGACCTTGACGGAATTACAACCTTCTGGCTTCCCGTTTTGCAAAAGAAAACAAAAGATGATAAGGAATACTGGCTACCTGATATTGGTGAACACGTAGCGGTCTTGTTTGAAAACGAGACAGACGGTGTAGTTTTAGGAGCTATTTACTCGGACGTAGACACTCCCCCAGTTCAAAACAAAGACCTTTATCATGTTCGCTACAGCGATGGGGCGGAGATTGAATACGACAGGAAAAATCACACTCTGAAGGTAAACATCCCTCAGGGAGAGGTGTATATAATCGTTCAAAACGGAAACGGGAACGTTTACATAAACGGAAACCTTGTAGTTTCGGGACAAATTTACGACCTGAATAAAGCCAAAGGCTCTTTAGATGACTTTAGGAATGTTTACAACTCCCACACCCACACGGGAGACAGCGGAGGAACTACCTCGGAGCCGAAGCAAAAGGTAGGGGCTTAAGCCATGGACTTTAAGGCTCTATTTGCTTTTGAAGTCCTTGATAGAGTTACAGAACCGGTCAGGAAAATAAGGGAGAGTGTAGGAAGCCTGAAAGAAACCGTAAATCAGGTTAACAGGGAAACTCAAAAGCTCTCTGAAACATTTAAGGGGATTTCTAACAGGGCAAAGGAGTTAGGAGAGAAGGTAAAAGAAGCTGTCAAGGGCTTTAAGGACACTTCTAAGGAGATTGCGGAGCTCGGGGCTTCCGTTACCGCTCCGATTGCGGGTGCTCTTTACGCTGCTATTGATTACGAGAAAGTTCTTGTCGGAGAGTTTAACAAGGTAGCTAACTTAGGGAAAAAGGAACTCTCTGAGTTTTCTAAATACTTCATGGAACTCGGTAAAGAGTTCGGAATGCTACCTCAGGACGTAGCAAGGATATCCGCAGGGCTTGCACAGATGGGAATACCTACAAACAAGCTAAAAGAATACACGAAAGTAGTGACCCAAATGGCTTTTGCCTTTGACATGGTTCCCGAAGATGCGGGGGAAACTATAGGAAAGATAGCCTCCGCTTTTGGCATAAAGGAAAACGTGAAAGAGGTAAAGGAGCTCGGTGATGCGGTTAACTACCTTTCAAACACCTTAGGGGCTAAAGCGTCTGAGATACTTCAGGCTCTAAGTAATTTCGCAGGTAGTGCAAGAGCTTTCGGAATGTCTGCGAAAAGTGCAAGTGCTTTAGCAGGTGCTCTTATAGATATGGGAGAAGGAGCGGGAGAAGCAGGAACAGCTCTCAAATCAATCCTTCAAAGCCTCACTCCTACAAATAAAAGCTTTCGTAAGCTCCTTGACGTTGCGGGACTAACAGTAGAGCAATGGAGAGAGCTCAAAAAAGAAGACCCCTCTAAAGCCATCGTTATCCTTCTAAAGAGACTAAAGGAGTTCCAGGAAGTGGATCCTGAAGCTTTAAGCGCTCTTATAGAGGATGTAGTAGGCAAGGAACATTCAGAGAGACTGAAAAAGCTTATGCTTAACGTTGAAAAGCTTGAGCAAAAGCTAAAAGAACTCTCTCAAGGAAAACACTTAGGCTCTATGGCTAAGGAAATTGAATCGCTAAGACAAACCACAGCCTTTGAGCTCCAAAAGTTAAAAGTGGAACTTGCAAACTTTGGCATAGTTTTAGGAAGCTTACTTATTCCGCCTTTCAAAGAACTCCTCAGCGCTGTAACCTCCGTGTTTACTCCCATAGCAACGCTCGTGCAGGAGCACAAAGAGCTTGCGGGAACTTTGATGACGGTTATCGGAGCCATAGGCTTATCTCTTTCGGTTTTTGGAATGCTGGGATGGTATATAGGTTTTGTGGCGAGCGGAATAGGAACGCTCATTACCGCTTTTGGAGGTATAGTTGGCTTTATTCCTGCTCTTAGTAGTGCTTTTCTTACGGTAGTTTCTGTTTTAAAGGCTCTTTCCCTTGCTGTTCTCACTAATCCAGTAGGGTTAATAGCGCTTGCGATTGCTGGCGCTGGTTTTATCATTTACAAGAACTGGAATCGTTTAAAGAAACTGTTTTCTTCCCTAAGCTCTCTATGGAAAAGGGCTATTTCCGCCTTCCTATGGCTCAGTCCGATAAATGCTGTGATTAGAGCTTTTAAAGGACTTGTGAACTTTCTAAAGAGCCTTAACCTCTTTGAAATCGGGAAAAACATAATAGAAAGTCTCAAAAGAGGAATACTCTCCGTTGTAAAAGCTCCCGTTGAAGCGGTAAAGAATGTAGCAAGCTCTATAGTAGCAAAGGTAAAGGGCTTTTTCGGTATACGCTCGCCTTCACGCGTGTTTATGGAAATTGGGGAGTTCCTAAACCTCGGTTTATTGGAGGGATTTAAAAAGAGCGCATCTCTTTTAGATAGCATTCCCAAAGCGCTGAAGGGCTTGGTTCCTAACCGTTCCAAACTTAACCTTTCCGCTTCTACAGTAGTCCAAAAATACGTGAAGAGCGCAGTAAGGGAGAGGAGCGTAGTGGAAAGAGTATCTGAAATACCTTCTTACACGGTAAACGTGAGTGTAAACATCGCATCAATCAGCGCCAGCACTCCTAAAGAGGTAGCAAGCGCAATAAAGGAAACTACGGAAAGGGAGCTTATGAGGATGTTAGAAAGAGTTCTACCCGAGCTTGAAAGAAGGAAGAGGAGGAAAACCTGATGTGGGGGATTTTAGGGGACTTAACCTTTGAACTCTTAGACGCTCCCGAGAAGCTTGAGGAAAGAGAAAGGTTCATTTATGCGGAACATAAAGTCCTAAAAGGCAAAGCGAAGCTCCAAGCTATAGGGAGTGCACTGAAGGAGATAATCCTAAGAGTAAAACCGGTGAACAATCCTGAGGAATTTCTTCAAAAACTCCATGAAATGGCTCTTTCCATGAAGGCTTACGACTTTATCTTAGGCAACGGAAAATGGCTCGGAACGTATGTAATCAAGGAAATTAAAAAAGTCTGGAAGGAAACCGATAAAGACGGAAACCTCTTAGAGGTTGAGGTTGAAGTCGTTCTAAAGGAGGGATTATCATGATTTACGTAACAAAGGAAGGAGACAGATGGGACTGGATATCTTACAAGTTCTACAAAAACCCGCACCTTTACCACTACATCGTGGAAGCTAACCCGCACCTTAGCGTTGAGATTGTCCAGTCTCCCGTCCTTCCTGCAGGAATTAAGCTATACATCCCTTCTATTCCAGAAAGTGAACCTACAGAGGAGCTCCCACCGTGGAAAAGGTAAAAAAACCGAGCTTTAAGATAGTCTGGAACTCAAAAGATGTGACCAAGGAAATAACACACATGACAAAAAGCGTTGTTTACGAGGATGCCCTTGAGGAAGAAAGTGACACGATAGAAATAATCTGTGAGAACTCAGATAGAAGGTGGCTCTATTCATGGTATCCACAAAAAGGCGACTTTCTTGAGGTCTGGATAGGCTACGAAGGAAAGCAGGTAAAGGTAGGCAAGTTTGAACTGGATGAATTTAGCTTTGAGGGAGGAGCCAACGGAGAGGAGATAAGCATAAGGGGAATAGCGACCGTTTTTAAGAAGGCTCTCAGGCAGAAAAACACAAAAGCGTGGGAGAACACAACACTAAACACAATAGTAAGAGAAATAGCAAAAAAGCACGGACTAAAGGTAAAGATAGAGGCAAGAGATGTTCAAATTGAGCGAGTAGATCAACGCCTGGAGGGAGACTGGGAGATTTTAAAGAGGCTTGCAAAAGAGTATGCAAAGGTGGTAAAGATAGAAGGGGATAAGCTTGTCTGGACGGATAAAGAGAACCTGAGGGAAAGCTTTGCGGTCTCTCTAACAGAGGAAGAAATCATAAGCTATATGTTTACGAATAGAAAACACAGCGTTTACAAGGGGATAATTCTTTACTATTATGATAAGAAGAAAAAGAAACTGGTAGCATACAGAGAAGACTGGGAAGGCCATAATGCAAGTGCGGACTATCTAAAGGTGATAAAGAGGTTTGAAAGCTTAGAGCAGGCTAAAGCTTACGCCAAAAGTATGAAAGAGAAATACGCAGGGAGAGAACTGGAAGGGAGGCTAACAGTGACAGGAAACCCCCTTCTCCTTGCGGGAAATAAGCTCAGACTAAAAGACCTCGGAAAGTTGAGCGGAGAGTGGCTCATAAAGAAAAGCATACACAGAATAGACAAAGAAGGAGGATATATAACGGAAATAGAGATAAAGAAAATTTAAAAGACCCTCTCTATCTCCACAAAAATTCCGTGTTTAATTTCTTCTGTACTTTCCACAAAAAATTTAAATATTGCGAACAATTCGCAACTAAAGTTATTCATAATGCGTTACTTTTTGTTCATTTAAAAATTCGTGGAAACTCTGATCTCAGCCTTTCCACAAAAAATTTAAATCTTCGGTGAGTATCATTTTCGGTTACAAGTTCTTCTCAAGCAATATGCTCATTCCTGTAGTAATGCCAGATAACATTCTTTGGCTTTTCTGGGTCAAGGTCAAAGTGAATAAAATCCCTCCCAATCCCTATCCTGCTTATCCCCCTTTCAAGTAACCACCTTCACCACGTAAAACCTCGTTTTGCTGTCCACAACCCTTATATCAACCGCATAACCTCTCACATGTGCTGAATCAGGAACTCCCCCTATCTCCTGATTGTGTTTAGGACACCTATAAGCTGAAGTGATAACTATAGGTGCTTTCATATCTTGTCTTAATCTTTCTAAAAGTTCTATAAGTTCGCTTTCTATCTTCACCTCCCCGCAATGCCTGCAAGTAAACTCCCTTACTTGAAAATGCTTTATGTCGTTCTGATTTATGAACTCTTCTACTTCTCCCTTGCTCTTTA